ATTCTTGAGGTGTTATATAACCTCTTTGTTCTTTGTTTGCTATAGCTAATACTTTTTGGTATACTGTATCTATACTTATCATTATTTATTTGTTTTATAAGGAAATATTTTGTTAAGTGCTGCTCTTCTATCTCCGCAACCACAGTCCTTATCTTTGTTTATCATTTTAACAGCCTTGTGTATACCTGTGGCTTTTGTTATTTTATGTATTGTGTCTCCTAGTCCTTTTGATTCCATAGTTTAAATTTTAGTAGTTACGATCGCCCCGTAGGGCGACCGCTCTACAGTTTGATTATTTTAATCGTTTTTCTATACTATTGTATACTTCCATACCTTCATCAGTTTTAAACCAAGCAGCTAAAGCTGAATAAGGGTGTTCATCAAATGGAACATTCATTAGTTTTCTATCGTTTGAAGCCCAATGAAAAGTTCTATTATCTTTAGATAATCTTATAATACCTTCTTCAGTGGCTCTAATACCGACGTTTCTCATTAAAACATTATCATCATTAACAAGATCCATAAACAGCATTGGGTTTTGCTTTGCAAATATAAGTAGATCTCTTTTAAGCTCCTTAGAACTCATCTCTACTACCTTAGATCCAACCTCTGTACGCATAATAGCTTCTACAGTGTCTATGTCTAAATCTTTTGCTGTTACTAAAGCGTCTATTTCAGCGTGAAAAGTTTCAAGTTGATCACTTGCTATTTTTTTAGGCCTAACTTCTTCAAATAACTTATTTCTTTTTGGATGGTAATTACTTAAGAATTCTTGTAAAATTCTTTTTTCCCTTGGAACAAGTAACATTCCGTTTCTAAAAGTTACGTGAGACATCATGTGTTGACCCTTCATTTCATCTACAAAAACTGTTTTTTGGTTTTCACAGTATTTTATTTCTCTTTCATAACCTTTTTCTTCATCAAAATAAAATAAATCTGAAGAAGCAATAGTGTAAGTTAAAGGCGTTAGTCCTCTTCTGAGAATATATCTCCTGTCTTTAACCTCCCATACTGGTTTTGTAGGTTTAACTTTTGCTTTTGGTTGTGGAGTTTCCATAACCGGTGGTGTTTCAACAACCACCTCTTTTGTTTTTTCTTTTTTTGCCATAATATAATATAATATAAATTAATAAAAATAAAAGGACCGAGGCCGAAGCCCCGGTTCTTTTAATGTTTAATGCTTATTTCATTAACATGAAATTGTTAGCACCTTGAACAATTAGACATCTTTCAGTCAACATGTGAATTTGCATCGCATCTAAAGAAGATGTAATGTTTCCACCAACTGAACCAGTCACCCAAGACTTCATCTTTCTGTCCTCGCCATTTGCAGCTCTGTAACGTACGTGTAAGAATGGTCTCTTTAAGTTTTTACCTAAAGTTCCGTCATACACAGTAGATACACCAGCAGGAACAATAACACCTTTAACTAAACCAGCAGCAGAGCTACCTCTAGTAGACTTGTCATTTAAGTATTTCCAGTCAGTTTTGTAGAAGTCATAAGAACCTCTTCTGAAACCGTTGAAACCTAAATTTAAAGCCATGTTAGCGTCGTTTTCAAATACCCCGTAAGAAGCACTTGCACCTGAAACCATAGCACCAGTTTGAATACCACCAATTTGTCCTAGCATATCGTCAAATCCTAAAGCAGCAGTTCTGTTTAAGAAAAGCATGTTTTCTTCAATAGCACCTTGCTTATCAAACTCTTTTAAGATGTTGTCAAATCTAGTTAAATTAGCAGCAGATGTATTTGAACTAATTATAGCTTCAGAAATATTACCTCTACTTTCAATAGCAGAAAATAATCCTTCAGTACCCTCGATAGTACCACCATTAGCAAACGTTGGATACACTGGGCCAGTTCCTGGAGCAGAACCAGTAAATACAGTTATATCTGCTTTTTTAGCTTCAATCATAGCCATTTCAGTGTAATCAGCAAAACGTGCTCTAGTATCACCTTCAGCTTTTAAGTACCAGTAGTAACCGTTTTGTCCTTCTTCACCAGTAACTTCAACCCATCCAATTTGCGTAACATCAGATCCAGCTACTTCGTAGTAGTCCTTCATGATGATTGGCTTGTTAGTAAATGTTTTGAATTTAGGTGCGTTAGCAACTGTTCTACCTTCACTAGCTTTAGTAAACTCAGAACCAAATACAAATAGTTTTACTGATTTAGCTGTTGTAGTATCAGCAATAGCAAGCCCAGTATTTGCACCGGCACCAACTTCTGCTAAATCTTGTCTATCATATGGTAATAAAGTTACGTCATCATTATCAACTGCAGAAACATAAGCTCTAATTTCAGCATCAGCATCACTAACTAATACCATATCACCAACTCTAACACCATGATCTACAGTAGATGCATTAATAGCATTTCCATCGATGTCGTGTGTTATAGTCATTTTTGTAACGTTAGAAACAGTAGTTGTAATACCTTGGTAAGCTAAGTGTAATCTACCTTGCTCAGACCAAATAACTTGGTCAGAAGACATAGCTTCTTCAGCTCCTACTTGTGATAGGAAACCAGAAATTGTTCTATTACCAAAAACTTCAGCTTCCGCTTCCATTAAATCTGGTAAATATTGTTGTGCCCAACCTTTAGTAGCTTCTGACGTAAAGTCTATATAGTTGCTTCCTAAAGTTTGTTTTGATGGGGCTGGCACAGTGTTCAGTAAGCCCCCTGGAGTTAAACTCATAATTTTGTTATTTTTAAATTAATATTTATTTACTTTCTTTTTTTAAAACCGTAAGAAGATGTTGAATCGTCAATTACTCTGAACTTAGGTCCGCTAGTATTATTGTTAGCAGGCATAGACTCTCTAGGATCCATGTTGATATTTTTTGATTTAGCAACACTATCTTTTAAAGCATCCGCCTTACCTTGTTCATAGAAGTGATTAGCAATAGCGTCTGAATTCATTGCTGTAAACAGAGACTTATGATAACCCATTGCATCCGACATCATATTATTTTTATCTAAAAACTTTTTAGTAAAATTATTTAAGTCACTTTGAGTTTTCTTAACCTCATCACTATTTTTAACATTAACTCTATATCTCTTGTCTCCAACCTTGTATTCAAAACCTTTGAATTTATCGTTGAAAACTTGATTAGTTTTGTTAACAAACGTAGTGGTTTGGCTATCAGCTACTTTTCTACTTTCTTCTTCCTGTTTGTTGTACCTATTAAAGAAGTCCAGAGCTTTTTGAGCTTCAGGTGTTAACCTTGACCCAGCTTTGATTTCTTCATAGTATTTAGACTTTTGCCCGTCTAAGTGGCTTTTAGCACGAGCTACTTGCTCTTTTAGTGCTATCTTTTTTCTTTTAATATCTTTTTCCTCATCTATTTCTTCGTCGTAAGAAAACTCTTCGTTTATTAAAAAATCAACTTCGTCTTGATTTAAATGAGATTTTGTATTTTTGTAGTACTCTCGTAGTAAAGCTTTGTCTTCATAACCTGTAAAATCTTGATTAAGTTTTACATAGTCTTCTAAAGTACCACCAGTTTCTTCCATAAAATCTACAACTTTTTGTAAATTCTCCGGTATTGCTTTGCCAGTTTCTTTAGCTTCTATTATTTTTTCAGCTATTTCTTCTACCTCTTCTTTAACTTCTTCTTCAGTAACTTCTTCTAATACTGGAGCTTCTTGTGCTTCAACTTCCGGTTGTACTTCTTCTTGTTTTTCTGTGGTGTCGGCATCACTAAGCTCTGTAACCACTCCCTCGTCGACAGGGTTATCCTCTTTAACTTCATCTTGTTTTGGTTCTATTGGTTTTTTTAAATCTACCTTTACTGTATCTCCTTCAGGATTAGATTTAATTTTTTTCATTTTTTTCTTTACTTTTAATTTTCCAACTGTATTATCTACAACTGGCCCTTCTTTTGTTTCTTCCATAATATAATATAATAATAATTAATAATTTTTTACATAGTGTCTGCTAGGTTGAAGTCGCCACCTATACTATCATTACCTGCAGACTCAAAGTTTTTAGGTGCTTTACCATTATTTCTTTGATCTATCATTTCACTTTGTTGTGTGGCTTGTATTTTTGTTCTTTCGTCTTTACGATCTTCTTTCATACCTTCATTTTCTGATGCAGCAGAAGTTTCCAACTCTCTTAATTGCATGTTAAATCCAAACTCCATTTCCATAAGTTCTTTTTTAGCTTGCATTTCAGCTTGAAGCTGTTTTAGTCTCATTTCAGCTCTAGTTTGTTCTAACTGCATTTCGCCTTGAATTTTTTGTTGTTGAGCTTGCATATCAGCTTGCGCTTTTGCTTGCGCGGCTTGTTGATTTGTTTGTGACTGCTTCTCCATGTTTTGCTGTTGCATTTGTTGGTCTTTTTCCATTTTCTTTTTTCTACGCAACTTTAACAACTGGTTAGCAAGTTTTAGACTTTTTATTTCTCTAATATCAATAGCATCTTCTAATTCTATTATACCTTTTTGCAATGCCATTTGAATATTATTTTCTAACATTTGTTTTTCTTCTTCATCTGGAGTTAACTCTATATGTATACCAAAATCATACAAGTGTAAGTCTTTTAATTCTTTTAACGTGGCAACATTGTGACTACCTATTTGTTGTATAAAAGCACTTGCAGTTGGTGAGTATTCTAATATATCAGATATTCTTAAAACTAAAGCTTCAGCAACTTCTTGTGTTAAAAACAAACCAGCTTGCAATATGTGTCTTGTTGCTGTGTTAGAGTTAGCAGCTGCTATTTTTTGAATACCAACTAAAGCATTTTTATCTGGTGAACTACCGTCTCTAGCTTCGTTTAAACCAGTAGCATCTCTAATCATTTGCATATAGTAGTTGTAAGTTTGAATTAAACTACCCATTTTTTGACCACCACTTCCACTTGCTATTTCTTGTATTGGCATTCTACCTGGATTACCATCACCATCAGCTGTCATTGATCTACCTATAATCGAACCTGTTTGGAAGAACATGTTTAAAGCTTCTTGTGGATTATAGTTTGTTCCGTTACCTAAATCTATTTCAGCAAGACCATCAGCGTCTAAATATATACCATCTGGAACCATACGTGATAACACTTGTTGTAGTTTTAAGTGTGTAAGTTGTATCATGTCAGCAAAACCAGTTATTCTACTTACAGTGCTTTCTATTTTACCATTGTATTGTCTTGGCGCGACTATACTGTAGTTCATTTTAACTTTAGTAAAATCACTTTTAGGTCTAAGCATGTTTTGTGATAAACCCCATTTTAATAACTTTTTAGTACCAAGAACCATTGCTCCATCATACAAAACCTCTATTGCTCTTGAAACTCTAGCAAAAGTACCGTCCATGTTTTCTGGTGGATTAAACGTGTCGTCTTTTTCTATAGCTTTGTCAGCGCCAGTAGCTGTTTCTTTTACTTTATAAACCTCGTTCATATATGTTTTATAATTAAAATATAAAACTTGAACCTTGTTGTCATCAACCTCTTCAGCATTAGAGTGTTGTCCATGTGCTTGATTAACTGTTGATTTGTTTTTAGCTATATCCTCAAGCTCTTCTTGGCTTAAATGTGGAAACTGCCTAACCAATTCGTTTAATGGTATGTACTTTACTTCACCAACATAATATATATCTTCGTAGTAAGGTGACTTGCTGTAAGAATAAACTAAATCAGCTGGATCAACATACTCTATTGTAGTGCCTTCAGATGTATTAAAACAAGTTTTTACAGCACCAATGCCTAAAACTGTTAAGTCTCTATAAAATCTTTTTTTAGTAAGCTCATAATTATTACCTTGAAACAAAACTTTTAAAGCTTGCTCTTCAGCAACTTCAATAGATTGTTTGTAATTTAACTGCATGTGTAAAGCTAATTCTTCTTCAGTATCTGGTAAAGTTTCTTTAGGATTTTCTCTTGTCTTTACATTAAAGTTTTCTTCAGCGTAGTCGTTAAACTCTCTAGACCGCATGTCTCTAAGCATTGACTCCATATACTTAGTTCTTTTATCAACACCGTTTGTATCTGTAGATACACACTTTATATCGTACATTCTTTCAGCAATACCATTTACTAGTATATCTACAAACTTAGGTATAATAGGTACTGGTTTCCAGTCTAAGTTAAGATAAGATAAATCACCATTAATAGATAATTCATCTTTATATTTTTGTACAGGTTGCTCTCCTCTAGCGTAAAGTCTTAGTTTGTGAAACTGGTTTTTTGTATTAAGATATTTATTTCCCCTTCTATTATTATTAAACCACTCTGACTCAATAGCTTTACCTACTTTTAAGCCATATTCATAGCTTAATTTTTCAGCATCGCTAACAGCTTGGCTCGGGAAATTTAAAGTTGTAATCATATTAATTTATATTAATTTAGATATGTTGCCAGTATTAGAATACTTAGCTATGTTTATATTTAGCTTAGGTCTTTCAACCTTTGCGTTAGGAGCATACAAATGTCTGTTGTTTGCCATTATAGCTAAACCAGAACTTATTGACGCATCATGCTTTGTTCTTTTATTTATATCAAATGCAGCCCAATCGTTTAGCAACTCATTAAAATAACAATCACCAAACTCTCCTTCTTGATTTAAACCAACGTGATCTTGTATGTACATTTCAATTGCAGCTGCATGAGCTTGTTTTATATCTTCGCTTGAGTTAGGTATACCACCTACTTCTTTTTCTGCTGTAGATAATTTGTTCCATACTTTGTCAGGTCTATTCATACTAAAACCTCTATAACCACGTCTTCGTAAATAATACAATAGACGAGGTTTGTTGTTCTCTGCGAGTATAGGCATCCCATAAAATACTAATGCCATTAGAACGTCTTCAAAGAACATCTCTGCAGTTTGTGGTCTAGCTAGGTACTCTAGAAAAAAGCTGTTAGCCGGAGCGCTTTCCATACTAAACTTAGTTAGCCCGTGTAAAGCACCTTTAGAACCTACACCATCTACAGTTCCTGATATATCGTAGCTATCACAACCAAAAGCACCCATGTGTTCATTTCCAGGCCACTTAACACCATTTTTAATTATAACTTTGTTCTGTAAATGAACTTGAGGTGTCCAGCTTACTTTAAATCTACCGTTTTTGTTTGGATAAAAAATTACCTGTGTATCTTTTTTACCATTAACCCATTGAAAACTTCCTTGTGTAATACCTAGTGAGCTAGCCATTTCTTCGTTATAATCTATCTGTTCGTATATTTTTACTAAATTAAATATACTATTTTTAGTCTCATCTCTAAATGCATGCTCCTCTGTTCTTGGAAACTGTCTGTAAAATTCATTTAGTGCATCTTGATCATTTTTTAAACCGTCAGCTTCGTTTTGCCAGTTCTCTATTACACCTACATCTATTAATTCCCCATGTGGGTCAAACACTTCATCACTCGGATTATCGAAGACTGGGCATCCGTGTTCATCAATAAATCCTTCGTAGT